GATACGTGAGGCGGTCGGTCCGTCGAACCCCTTCACGGGCACGACCAACACCGTCCATGGATCCTCATCGGCTTCATCCACCCGCTGACCCTCGTGGGTGGACACGACGTGCGACCGGCGGTTCGATTGGCGTGTGACCTCGGAGTTCGGTTTCGAGGTCATAAACGGCGGTGCAGAGCGCGTGAGCCTCTTGGCTCTCCCGTTCGTCAACCGCCTTCGTGAGAAGTAGAAGCAGAAACTTCATCCGCTCGTGTAAGTTGCCGAACTGCACCGGCCCCGCTGACTCATACGCTTCCGACGCTTTCCGTTGCTCAGTGGTGATGGATGCCATCGCTTCTCCTTCAGTGGGTCAAGTGGGTCAAGTGGGTCAGTTTCAGAGAGCGTCCCACAAAACACAACATCCGTTGACCATGACAAATTCTCCCGCGAAGGTTATAGACTTGACCCACTTGACCCACTTGACCCACTGACGGTCTTAACGCTCCATTCCATGATCCCGCCAGCCGCCTTAGTGCCAACCAGTCGCAAGCCCGCCGCGACGCGACCTTTAAGAGAATTGAACCTCTTGCCGAGCACCTTGGAGCTTGGCAATTGATCTCCCTTGCCTGGGCAAAGTTCCAGAACCGCGTCTTTCATCGCGTCGCGAGCGGACTGGTTCACCCCTGGGGTTTGAAGCTCGGCGAGTAGCTTGGTCGCAGTGAAGCCGATCCCGTGCTCATCCACCTTGGACCAGTTCTCGACCAACATCCGAAATGCGTTCCCAACCGAGTCGGCCGTACCCAGCAAGCCCTTCCGTGTTTCGTAGGGGTCGACCAAGCCGGCCCAGACGCAGGCCTGGCGGATGACACCGGTCCACTCCTCGAAGCTGCCCCACATCGGCAGCGCCTGCCGCGGTTGGCCGGCCGCGAACCACCCGCGGAGGATCGTCAGTGCGGCCGCCAGGTACTTCGCGCGGTTTTCCCGAGTGTGAATCAGAAGCTCCTTCTCTTTGAGGTCCGACCGCTCTTCGGGATTCTCCAGCGGTGTCTCCAAGCGAATGTGGCAAGCCCGTCGCGGCATGTCTCCAAAGAGGCGAACGTTGTTCCCGCTGGCCCACCACACGGCCCGGATCGGCACTTTGACCGTCTCGCTCTTGCCGAGGAGTCGGTCATGCACCACTCCGGCTGTGAGGGCGGAATCGAGGGACGCCGTGCCCAGACTCTCGTGCTCGGGCACGTTGTCGATCTTCACGAGCATCTCGCCGGCGAGCGCGAGGGCCATGATCCGCTTCCGCATCTCCACATCGTCGATCGTGTTGGCCATGGACGCGGGCCGAATGCCGGTGGCGATCGTGGAACACACATCCACGAGCAAGCCCTTCCCTGTGCCGGCGCGGTTGGCGTCCACCAAGAAGAGCGGCACGGATCCACTGAACGTCCAGCGTCCAACCATGGAGAGGATCGCAGCGATCGCGGCAGACCTGTGACATGGATCGGCGAAGTGAAAGTTCGAGAACGGATAGGCCAGCGTTTCAACCGCGGCTTGGGCCTGCGCGCGGGTCGGTTGCTCGGGCACGGTGATTTGCGGGCAGTCTTGGGCGTCGAAGTAAAGGCCCGTGCGTGCGTCATAACCGGGCTCATTCAATATCGAGCCGTCCGACCGGATCGTTGGTGCCGTCACGACGGCCGTGAGCGGGCGGATGCGATCTGTCGGCACTGAACGAACGGAACGGACCAGGCGTTCGGGCGGTTGCTTGTATTCCCGCACGATTTCGGCGGGTTTCTTTTTCTTTTTCTCGGTGTAGAAGCGTGCGACCTGGCTGATCCGGACCGCGAGGTGCTCATCCGACACGCCTTCAATCAATGCTGCTTCCTCATCTCGCTTCTTCAGGAAACTCAGAGAAGTCACGCTCCGGCGGACGTACACGAACCGGCGTTCGAATTGAAACAACCCGATGTCCTGATCGGCGAGGACCTCCAGCACTTGGTAGGTGTTCACATCCAAGTCCGAGGACAGGCGAATCTCGGCTTTGTCGTCGGGCTCTGCTGTGTCGATCGCGGAAGCGTTCGGGCTTGGCGGCTTCACGGCCGGCGGCCGCCCCTTCCGAATCCCGTACCCCTTGTCGAGCAGCACCTTCGTTGCGGCTTGAACGTCTCCGCCGGCCTTCAGGCGGATGAACATGCCGAAGCGATCGTAAGGCGTGTTCGGCTGTAACGGCGGCGGGCAATTCGTGCTGAACGAATAGAAGAACGGCCAATGATTCGCGCGGCTCGACACGATGCCGAGCGTGCCGCTGATTCCCTCGGCGTCCTTCCCGGGCCGCTTCACCGTGCCGCGGTCGTCTCCCAGTTCGCGGGCCCAGGTCCAACCCGCATCGAACAGGCCGGCCTCGGCCCAAGTGCCGCGGCGGTTGAAGTCGGTTCCGGGATCTTCGTGGCTCGGTTCGCGGTCGCGAGGTGTTGTTCGTTTCGGTTCGGCCTGCGGTTTGGCCGGCGTCCATTGGTTCAGCGACGCAGCCGCCTCCATCCAGTTCACGAAGACGTCGATCGGCACCGGTCCGGCCGCGGGTGTGTCGAGCCATCCGCGATCGACGAACTCATACAACTTGCCGGTCTTGTGACATTCGGCCGGGCAGCCGGGCGCAAGGACCTGGTGGCCGTCCCCGCGGATCTCGATCAGCACTTTGCCCTTCGTGCCGTCCTCAGGATCCGGCCGGCGGGCGAGCACGGTGCCGGCAGTGCATTCGGTGAGACGGACCCAAACGTGATAGCCGCCGCTCGGCGTCCGCACGACGGGGCATTCACTCAGTGCGTCGATCGTGTCGGCAGGAACAATGCGGCGCCAGTCGATGTAGGCGTCGGTGGTTTCGAAATCGAGCACGGCGAGGTTGCCGCTGGCCTTGCCGCCACAGATGCCGACGCCGAGCAGCTTGCCGGCGCCGAACCATCGCTGAAGTTCTCGCTCACCGGCGATCATTTCGGCGTAGCGGTCCCACTTGGGTTCGACGGGTGCTTTGGATCCGTCGGCGCGGACCGGGATCACGGAGAGGCCGGCGGCCAAGTAACTGCGGGCGGTTTCGAGCACGGGCATCGTCACGGTGCATCCTTGCTGCTGCAATCATCCTGGGCTCATCACCACGTGCTTCACGGGCTCTTGGCCGCGTTTGGCTCGTTGCTCGATCGACACGCGGACTCGCCATCCGTCCAGCTTCGCGTCGGGAAGCTCCTCACCCGGCTCACCCAACGGTGGCGGCCACACTGTGGCCGCCACCATGTAGGCCGGTCGCGTGCCGAAATCGGATCCGCGGAACTCGCACAGCACGCTGCCGGCGGGTATGCGGCCTTCGCTGTTCCACTCGAAGAACAGGTTGATCACAGATTCACCAGCCGGCACCTTGATGAAGTGCGGCACCTGCTCACCGCGCGGGCGTGTTCGCGGCGGCGGCGTGTGCTCGTCGAATTCGGTCAGGTCTTTTCGGGACGGGGAAGGAGTCGGCGCGTCATGCGAGGCTGACGCTCGCGCCGTCACGGGGGCTTCGGTCGCGATGGTGGTGCGTTCCCCTTCCCCGTGATCGGGTTCAGACGGGGAGAACAAGGTCTGTTTTTCCGGTTTCCTTCGCAATCTTGTCGATGCACTCGCGGCTGCAGGCGACTTGGGTTCCGTCGTCGTCGGTTCGTTGATACCAGTCATGCGGCTTGAATGGGTGGCCGCTTCGGTTGAAGTGGCCGGGTTCGCGTTTGCCGCAGCCGTCGCAGACGAATTCGCACATGGTGTTTCTCCCTTCCGCTTTCGTGGTTTGGGTTCCGTCTTCGTGGGCTTCGCGATCGGCACGGTGCTCGGGTGAAGGTGGCGGAGCACGGACCAGGTGCATTGGTCGAGGTGCTCCTTGCGGACGTCCAGCATGACGAACGCCTTCCGCACCGCGTTCACGTCGTTGCCGTGTTTCTCGACGTGTGGCTGCAGGTCGAACAGCGTGCGGACCTCGTGGGCCCGCTCCAGGTCGCGCGCGGCCGCCGGCGGAAACGCTTGCACCTCGGCGAGGGGCAATGTCCCGAGCGGCTTGCACACGAGTGGAGCGGTCGCGGTCATGTGGCGATCCGGTGCGGGTTTGGTTCACCGGCGTACCGCTTCTCGGCGGCGTGCAGCAGTTCGGCGATCTCAGGCTTCCATTCAAGCGAGTCCGCGTTCGAATCACAGGCGTTGTCGAACATGACGCCGTAGCCGAGAATCACACGCGTGTACGCGGAAGCGGCCTTCGGCCAGAACTCCTTGACCACTTCAAGGATCTTCTCGTCCTCAGCTTGGAACCCCCACTTCGGAAAGCAGTCCTCCAGTTCGATGCAAAGGTTATTGAGGGCTTCGAGGTCCTCGGCGCTCGCAGCGGCGACCTTCATGCCGCACCTCGATTCCCCAGCACTTCCTGCTGGATCTGGCGAAGCCGCTCGATGCCGATCTCGTTCCGCTGGTACGCGGCATAGGCGTCATTGAGACGCCATCGCTCGTTGAGTTGAAGCTGGAACCAGTGCGTTCGGCACGCGAACTTGTGATCCGGCAACGCGGCCTGGCATTTGTGGAAGGGGCAGTGTCTCATGCGGCACCTGCCTTCCGCTTCTTCGCGACTTTCTTGCCCTTGGCCTTCGTTGCGGACTGCTCGGTTTTCTGAGCGTCCTTGATCAGTTGCTGCTTGTCGACGTCGAACGCTGCCCAGAAGTCCTTTTCACCTTGGACCATCGTCTGGCCTTGGTATGCCGCCCCCCAACTGAACGAGAGCCGCGCCGCCACCAGTTCGGCGAGTAGGCCGAAGACTTCCGATTCCGACGCGCAGTCGAGTGCGGTTTTCTCGACGAGGCCGCGATGTTCCTTGTCCCCAAGTTCACGGCGCTTCGCGACGATGCGTGTTGCGTCGGCCCACATTTCGCGAGCGATCGTCGCGGCGAGTTGCCTGAGGATGTTGAGCCTCGTGCGGTCCGGGCCGTGGTTGTAGACTTCGGTTGCTTTGGTTGCGACCTTCCCGTTTGCGACAAGTGCGGCCCTGTTCGCGGCGATGGCCTTCTCCCGACGCTTGGCCTCTTCCTTGGCCCATGCAGGGTCGGAACGTCCGGTGCTCGGCTTCTTCTCGCGGACGTAGATCGTCTTCCCGGCGTCGTCACCGTCCACCACGACGGCCGGCCTGCACTTCGGATCCGCCTTGGCCTCGGTGGCCTTCACAACTTCGTACCGGTCTTTGCCCAGCACGCCGTCGCGCTGGGCGTAGTACATGTCGCTGACCTTCACGGCCTCGGTGCCGGACTTCTCGCTGGCCTTCTTCACCTGGAGTTCGATGAACGTGGTCTTCTTGAGCGAGTAGCAGGTGCGATCGGTGCAGTGGTCGGGCTTCAGGTCCTTCGGCTTCAGCTTCTTGTTCAGGTCGATCGTGTCGTCCTGAACCAGTTCATCGAACAGCGTCGGATTCGCACCGCTTCGCTTCATGCACTTCGAACACGCGCCCGCGGCCGGTACCATTGTCTCGTCGTCGCGGTCCCAGGGCGCGTCGTTGAGCAGGCCGATGAACTCGCGGCGGATCTCTCGCTTCAGGTACTCCAGCGGTGCGACCGCGCCATCGTATTCGTAGAGTTGGATTCCTTCTTCACCGGTTACGGCTTCCTGCTCGGCCGCCGGCAACCGGGCCAGTAGGTGCGCGTGACCGAACGGCAGCTTCCCGGTGCGGAGGTCCTCCTGGAGCGACGGGATCAGCTTCGTCAGCGTCAACCGGGCCGCCACGTACTTCGCGGGCCGGCCGATCTTGGCGGCGATTGTCTCGACGTCGTCACCCATTTCGATCAGGCGGGCATAACCCTCGGCCTGCTCGAGCGGGGCGACGTCCTCACGCTGGTCGTTCTCGATCACGGCGATCTCGGCCGCGGCGTGGTCGTCGAGGTCGCGGACCAGGGCCGGGATCGTCTCGACGCCGGCGAGGGCTGAAGCACGCCACCGGCGTTCGCCCGCGACCAGTTGATAGTGATCGATGCCGAATCCGAGCGGATCCTTGTCCTTCACCGGGTCGAGGGCGTTCGGGCCTGGGTCGAATGAGGAGTTGAGAATCTTGGCGTGCTCGGCGCGGCCCTCCGTCACGAGTTGTTTCATGATCGCGTCGAACTGGTTACCGTTCTTGAACGCGATACCGGCCCGCTCCATTTGCGGTTTGCTCAGGCCGTAGCCGCTGACGTCCTGGTCGAGCATCCGCTTCTGTCCCATGACCCAGCCGCACACCATCTGCCACAGCGTGCGGGGCCGGACCAGAATCGGCTCCAACACACCTTTCTCGGTGATGCTCGCGGCGAGTTGCTTCAGCTTCTCTTCGTCGAACGTCTTGCGCGGGTTTCTCGGGCTCGACCGGATCTGGTCGAGGTTCAGACTGACGAATTCAGGGGCCGGAGAGTTCATGATTTCCTCGGTGACGGTGTCGGGAAGCCCGCGCGGCGGGAATCGAACCCGCGTCTCCGTTCCTCGTTGAACGGCGACTTTTGCCACTTTGCCCACGCGCGGGAAACGATCATGCGGCCGTCGATGCTCCGGCCTTGTTGCGGTCGGCCTCGGCCTTTGCGGCCGCGTACTGACGGAGTCGATCGCGGAGAGTGATCGCGTTGTCCGGCGTGAGATCCTTGGCCGCGGCGAACCTCAGTTCCTCGCCGAACTCCTTCACGACCGGTTCCCACGAACCGCCAAGGGTCTTCACGAGTTGCTCGACCTCGGCGAGGACCTCTTCGGGCTTCGGCGGTCCGCTCGCGACGTCAGGTTGGGTCCGCAGATAGGCCGCGAAGTCGTTGAGGTGCAACGCAGGCACGTCCGCCCACTTCACGTTCTTCGCGAGTTCCGTTTTCCAGTTCTTGTTGATCGCTCCAATAGCACGGGCCCAGGTCCAGCCCTTGCACTTGAGCAGTTGTTTCATCTCTTCGTTCGTCACCGGCGGCGCGGGCTTGTACTCTTCTTCGGGAAGCTCGCCTTCCACCATTCGTGGACCGGGCTTGTCGAACACGAGCGGCTCGAACTCCTCGTCGGCGTCCGGTGGCTCGTCCACCGCGGCCGCGAGCAGTTGCTTCAGTTGGCGGTTGGCCCGCTCGATCGACTCCGTCGTCGCGGCCTCCAGCGCCGCCTGCTCCTGGGCCTGGCGGAGAAGCTCCTTCGCGTCCTGGGACACGTACTCGACGTGGACGACGTGCACCGTGGTCGTGGCGCCCTCGGGGCTGACCTGCATCGGCCGCACGACCATGCGGAAGATCGGCCCGCGGAGCACGCCGGCGGCGGCCTTCTGCAGCACGAGCAGCGAACCGTACAGTTGACGGGCGGAGATCTCCCCGCACGTGCGGAACTTGTACAGGCCGCCCCAGCGGGCCATGCCGCCGGCGACCATGACGTTCAGCGTGGTGAACCGCTTGAACAGCTTCCGCTTCTTCTGTCGATCGGCCGGATCCACCTGGTCGAGAAACGAATCATTCCACGCGCCGACGAGCGGCTCCTTCAGTTCGGCGCCCGTGGTCGGGTCGTAATAGAACGTGACCTTCTTCCCTTCACGACGGCCGGCGAGCTTCTTTCCGACGTACCAGACGTGCGTGCTCTGCATGATGTCGTCGAGGTCGTTCGACGGGAACATGATCGGGATCGCGCGCAGCTTGCCGTCCCGCTTGTCCGCGAACGGCGCGAGCGACGCCATCAGTGGTTCGTCCACCTGAAGCTGCCCGTCCTGGTCGCGGTGCAGCGTTGTGATCTTGAAGTGATCGAGCTTCACCGGCGGCCGCCACGTGCCGTTTCCGCTCGCCTTCGGCCGCGGCGGGCCCAACTCTCCAATTTTCAGTTTTCCCACTTCAACGATTGAAGGGGTAAGGGTCTCGGCGAGTGCGGACATGCTAGTTCCTCCTGCAGTTGAGGTTGATCGGCGTGGTGAAGGCGCGTTCGATGCTCCATCCGCTGTTCAGCCGCTTGGTCAGCGTGTTCTGGTTGATGCCGAGTTTCCGTGACCAGTCGAGCAGGCAACGGGTCTCACCTTGGAACGTCAGGTTGCGGGTTCTCCGGCTGTGACGGTGCTGGGTTTCCCACGATGCCCAGCGGCAGTTCTCCGGCTCGTAGTTGCCGTCATTGTCGATTCGATCAAGCGTCAGACCCTCTCCAGGTTCACCCATGTCCGCAAGGAAGTTCTCAAAGCCGCCCGGACCACGCCATCGCTCGCAGACGCTGATGCCACGCCCTCCGTAGTCGGGCCAGTTGATCTGGGACGGTCGCGTGCAGCGCGAGATCATGCCTTCCCAGATGGAGTAGATTCGGGTGGATCGGCCGCCGCGAGCATGTCCATGCTTGAGAGGTCCCTTGTTGTTGCTTCGCATGTGTCTTCTCGTGGTGAGTCGAGGGACGGCAACGCAACCGCGAGCGAAGGATCTCCGCCCAGGTGGCCGGCGGCGAGCAGTGCCCGCATCGCGTCCTGGTGCTTGCAAACCGATTCGGCGCCGGCGCGGGTCTGGCCGGCGATGCAGGTGCAGCTTGGCAGCCCGCCGATCGCGACGATGTAGACCGTGTCCGTGTGCGACTTCGTCAACCGAAACTGCCGGCCCAGCAGGCCGGGCAGCGGTTCGACCTCTTCGACGGCATACCGCGTCGTTTCGCGGCTTCGCGGCTTCGTCAATTCGATTGAGAGCAGGCCCATGCCGTCACCAGTCCCCGGCACGGCGCGGAACCAGCCCCAGGCCCGCGACAGGTAGGTCGCGGTCGGTTCGAGCAGGCCGGTCTTGAGGTCGCTGTAATCGATCACGGTTCAGGCCAGCCCACGGGTCGAACGGATCACGCGGCGTCCGCCACCGCACTCCCGTTTGCGTTCGGAACCTTCTCCCGTTTCCATGGGGATGGCTTCAGCCTCGTTCTTGGCCAACCGGTCAATGCACGCGGGCGTGCGACACTCGCGGTCCACCGGTCGCGTCCAGTTGCACCACGGGCAGCGAATGGACTTCATCGCGGACTCCTTCACAAGCTGACGCGGTCGCCTTTGTCCGTCAGCGACACCATGTGTTCGGGAGAAACGTGAAACCACTCATGCGCCAGCACGGCGGACAGGTTCCCCGGTCCTTGACGAGCGATGCGAGTGGCCGTGGAAAGCGCGTCCAGCGAGCACTGGCCGACCGCGCGAAGGTGTTTCAAGGCGATCTTCCGCCGCTCCGTCAGGTCTCCGCCCCACGCGACCTTCGGCGGCCCGCCAGCTTCCTCCGCTTTTGCACCACTGGCCTTCGCGCCCGTCCTGCGGCCCGGCCCCCTTTTCGGCTCCTCCAGTCCGACCGCGGCGGCGAGCAGCTTGCGGTTGGCCCGCAGTTTCGCGAGTTCCTCTTCCTTCAAGGCGATCTCGGCGTCGATCTCCTGGACGTCGTCCGGCGTCGCGGCCGCGAGCAGTTCGCGTAGCCGTACGGCCACGGAAGAGGGGGGGGGGCATCTGTGCTTTGACGGCCATCGGTTCTCCCGGTCGGTTGGTGAAGGGTCGTGATCGTTCAGGCCGCGTCGGACCGCAGCGGCAACTCCGGGCTGTCCGCATCCGACTCCGGCACGCAGCCCGTGTATTCGGCGTCGTCGGGGATCGGCGGCAGCGGTTCCCGAACGTGCGGCGTGATGTGTTCAAGCGGTTCGACCGCGAACGGATTCGGCGCGCTCGGCAGTCGATCGACGTTCAAGATGCCGTGAACCTCGTCATCGTGCGGCCACACGCGGGACAGGTCCCGCGGCTTTGCCAGCCCGCAGCCGGCGTGGTGAAAGCGACCACAGTCGCACGCCGGCAGGCGGTGCACCGGCTTGTATCCGAGTTGCTGGGCCTTCGCTTCGAACGCGTTCAGCCAGATATCGTCACGGTGGGCGCTGAACGAGTTGGCGAAGTCCATGGCGATGGCGATGTCGCCACTCGTCATCGTGTGCCAATAACGGGTGTCGTCCGCGAGGAAGGCGTACATGGGCTGAATCCTTTCCGGGCGTGAGAGGGTGCGTCAGGCCGCTTTCGCGGCGATCGGTTCGCGTCGAAGAAACTCCAAAGGTCGCGTATCACCGGGGAACCGCGCGTCGGCGGGGTGGAACAGCGATTCACCCAAACGGGCCCGCTCCTCGAGCACGGCGAACTTCTCCGGCGTGCCGGGCACCGCGGTCGTGGGAACGGGCAGCGGCCGCGTGCCCGTGAAGCTGCCGACGCCGCGGCGGGCGTACTTGCTCGTGCTCGGGTACAGGTCCTTCCGGCCCGGCGTGTAGTAACAGTGCCAGCAGAGACCGCGCGGGCGGTTGACTTTGCCGTGCGAACAGTGGCGACAGGTTTGCATCCGTGCTCCTCGACTCGTGGAAAGTTGGCGTTACTCGGTCGGGCCGACGGTCGTGCGGTTGGTCTGTTGGGCCCGCTCCCAGGCTTCACTTCGGTTGCGGCACTGTTCGAGGAACCGGGCCTGCCACGTGGCGGGCCGCAGTTCCGCGGAGAGCTTGCCGATCATGTGCGAAGGCAGGTTCACCGCGGTCCTCACAGCGGAAGTCGAGCATCGTCCAGCCACGCCTCACGCGCGACCGCAAGCGCCATCGTGATCGTGTCGTAATGACGGGCGGACGTTTCCTTCGCGGGCGTGACCGTGAAGCCGCTCTCCACGACCGCGCCGGCTTCACGGTTGCGGATCGTGAATCGAACCGGATCGCAGCCGGGGCATTCGAGGCTGAACGTCGCGGAACGCAGGACATAGGGAACGGTCGCGTTGGTGATTGCGGCCTTGCGGTGTTCGGCCTCGTTCCAGTTGATCCACGGGTGGAGTTCCCGCGGCACGGTGCGTTCCACCGCGGCGACGAACGGTTCCCACACGGCACGCCACGCGGCATCCGATTCGCGATGCATCGCGGCCTGGGCCTCGGCCTCGACGCGGCGGAACTCGGCAAGCTCCACGGCTCCGCGGAGCAGGGCGTCGATCACGGCGTCGGGCGGTTTCAATTCGGTGTCGGGCATCGGAATGCCCTCCTTGGCTAGTGGGAAGAGGTCACTGCGGGCGGCGCTTGAAGCCCCCGAGCCGTTCGAGTTCCTTCAGGGTCTGCTCGTGCTGGCGATCGCGGGCCGTGTTCGATGTGTGCTTCACCGGCTCGGCGACGGCGTTCAGTGCGTCGTGGAATCGGTTGAGGGCCTCGCGGCTGGTCAGGAATCGCCCGCCATCGCGAATCGCCTCCAGCTTCACGCGGGCGCCGCTGACCCCGCGGCAACCTTTGAGGATGTACCGCGTGAGAGTGCGGGGATGCTTCTTCTCCGCGCCCCGCTGGCCGGGGTACAGGCTGCACGCTTGCTGCAAGGTGAGCACGGTTTCGGAAAGGATGCCGGTCATGGCGTGGATCCTCGGGCTCCCAGCATCGGCACGGCCGGCACGGCGCCGGGCAGATCGGCCGGGTGGACGAACGGCAGAGCCGGAAGTTCGTTCACCTTGTTGATGCGTCGAAGAAGATTGCCGACCTGCCGGGCCACGAAGCCCTGGGTGTCGTTCGAGCAGCGGGACAATTGCTCGAAGGCCATTCGGTTCGCGAGCGTGATCAGGTACGCCATCGCGACTTCGCGCGTGCTCTGATGCTCGCGGGCGGCGCGGAGGACCTCGGCCAACAGGTCGGGCAGGATGCCGACCTTGTGCGAACGAAGGGCCCGCCGAACTTCTCGTTCGAGGCGTCGCTCACGGGTTCGCAACAGGACCGGCATTGGGAAACTCAAATGAACAGCTTGAACACGGCTTCCAGCACGATCCTCAGCAGCCAGGTCTGGCGGCGGATTCTCACGGCTGACTCCACGGGCGATGGTGTGCGGCGAATCCTGCCGTGGTTGATCCTGGTTCAGGCGACCGGATTCCCAGTTGGCGTCCGGTCCATCACACGCCGATAGGCGCGGTCGATGTTTTTTCCGGCGAGCTTTTCGAGCACCGCTCGAACGGTCCACTCCTCGCCGTCTCGTTCAGTCCAGCCTTCCGCAATTACTTTGAGTTTTTTGGCCTGATCTGGGGTCAGCCTCGCCGGCTCAGTTGGGGTTCCGGGCGGCCGTCCCTTGCGCTTCTCGTCCATGCACCACCTCCTGCGTTGGTAGAAAGTATACCGTATACCGTAGTAGGTCAATGGTAAATCTTCGACGGGCTGGATCGAATCTTCCTAAGTCGCGAAACTGTATACGGAATACGGAAATGAAACTTGGAACGATTCTGAGGGCGGCCATGCCTCGCGCCACACCGGGTTCTTCGAAGAAGAAGAGTCCGCTCGTGAAGATCGACCCGGAGCTTGTGGACAAGATCCAATGGATCGTGCGGGTCAGGAACGCCAATCGCGACGCAAAAACTCCCGAATGGACAGCCGCAATCATCGTGGAACCGCTGATCCGAACCACCGTGGAGCGAGACTACGCGGTGATTCGTGACCAGGTGGAGAACATCAAGCGGGACGAGGCGAAGGCGGCGAAGCGGCTCCAAGATCACGATGCAAAGTCAGGACAGGAATAATGATCTCGGGCAGGCCGCGACCAATGTGCACGGCTGTTGCTGCGTACTGAGCCTCCGGATGGTCCTTCGCCAGCCACGCTCGCCCAAGCCGAACAAACGCTCCGTACAAATCCCCGGCGTCGAACATCGCCAGTAGTTCCTCGCGAGACATGATCTGCCTCCTGCACGGTGAGTCGTCTACCTCTCAATAACTGTACTCTCGTACACTACATTTCTACCACCTCCATTCCGCCCAAAATCACCATCGTTTCCGAGCGGCTCGATTGAGCTGGCGAGCGTTCAACACTTCTAGACCGCGCGGGCCGTCAAGCCCGGTAGGAAATCGCGCGTTGCCAGCCAATCGGAAAATTTCCCCTGGCAACGGCCCTTCGCGACGTGGCTGGTCCCGACCATGATCGCACTCGAAGCGATTCACCCGCAGCCACGAGGTCCACCATGCGTTACGAAGCGAAGCTCATCGGGAACTGCTGGTTCTTGATCGACACCGTCACCCACTGGCAGAAGCCCTGTTTCACACAGCAACAGGCGGAGGATTCCGCGTGGCGGTACTCCGCGCTGGTTCGCGCGATCGAGTCGCGGCGCCTCGGTGAAGAGCGGATCTACCAGAAGGTGCTGGCCGAGCGGATGCGTCTGCCGCTCGATTTTCAAGGCGTGGTCGGCCGTCGCTTCGAGCCGCACTTTGAACCGGAGTGGGATAAGTGGTGCATCATTGACCGCGCGACGGGCAAGCTGCACGAGTGCGAGGATCAGCACTCCGCGGAGCGCGAGGCCGATTCCCTGGAACGGGTGAACCGGCTGGTGGAAGGCGTGGCCGATCACTTCACGGTGGCGTGATCGTCATGACCCACGAGGACGCGATTCGGTACTCCGGCATCCGCCGCATTGTTCGCCACGTGGACACGGGCGAACTGATCGGCGTCGCGATCGAGGCCAGCACGGCATGCGGTCGCGCGGACCGGTTGCTGCTGCATGGGGATCCGCGGCAACCGCTGTGCTTCGGGTCGAGGACGGGGAAGATCACCGGCGTGCCGTGGATCGCGACGCCGGCGACGGATGAAGAGGTCGGGGCGGCGCTGGTCGAGTTGGCTATCCGATCTTCTCCGCGACCTTCACCGCCAGTTCCAAGTTCCGCTCCGCGTAGATCTGTGTGACGTCGGCCTTCGCGTGGCCGAGTGCCACTTGGGCGGCCTCCAGGCCGAACTGCTTCCGCACCTTCGTGCCGTGGTTGTGGCGAAGCTGGTTCGGGGCCCAGCGGTGTTCCTTCCGCCACTGTGCGAGCGCCGCCCGCTGCTCGGGTGTGAGCCGGGCCAGCCAGGCCTTCGTGGACTCCAGCTTCGCCGGCTTGTCGCCCGCGGCCTCGATCCTCCGCCTGCCCAGTTCCGCCGACGGCGGGAATGCACGATCGCACGCGCGGAGCACGGCGGTGAAGTAGGAAATGCGGTTGTACCGTTCCGCGGGCCGGCGCTGCGGCCGCTCGACCCGCTTGCCGACGTTCCTGGCCAAGTGGCTCGGATACCTGGGCGTCTTTCTCGCGGCCGCGTTCTTCGCGCGGATCTCTTCCACAGCACGTCGGGGGGAGAACAGATAATCGTCGATCGATGGCGTGAAGAACTCGCGGAGCAGCTTCTGGGCGGCAGGCCCGATCGCGATGATGCGGTCGCTGCCCCGCCAGGTCCCCTTGTGGGTCGGCGGACGGTACAGCCACACGGCGCCGCCGGTGTCGATGTCGGCGCGGCGGAGCATGCACGCCTCGGTGGGCCTGCAGCCGGTCAGCCGTTGGAACTCGACCATGCCGCGGACGTGGCGGCCCAGGTGCGGCAGTGTCGCCTCGACCACGTCGTCGGGCACGGGCGGCACCTTCGTCGACTCCGGGATCTCCGGTCGTCGTCCTTTCTGCAGTCCTGTAACGGTGCCGAGTGCGTCGAACACGGCAGCGGGAACCAGTTCCTCGGCCGCGGCATATTTGAACACGAGTCGCAACCGATCGATCCGCTGGTTGATTGTTCGTCGACACCATCCCTTGGCGACCATCATCTCGCGAACCGCCTTCAACTTCTTGGGCCCGAAGTCGGCGGCCGGAAGGCTCGCGTAGATTTCATTCACGAGCACGCTCAGTGCCTTGTACTCTTGGACTTCGTTCGTCGGGGTTCCGTCCGGGCGGCGATAGTGCTTCGCGGCGTGTCTCAAGAACGCAACGAACACCTGGGCGACAGTCGGGTTCGCGCTGACGGCCGCCAGGGCTCCGCCGGCCTCGCGATCGGCGTCGTGCTCGGCGAGCTTCTGGCGGTACGCGGCGCGGCTGGCCGCGGTCCCATGCGCCCCCAGGTACACGAAGTTGTAGCCCCCGACTCCATCGGGGAGCTTCACGTACGCTTGACCAGTGGCTTTGTGGAACAGGTAGGCGGGGACGTGGTTCTTGCGCGGCATGGCCACACTCGGGAGAAGTTCGGGTGTAGTACTACACCCGTTTCCGGTGGTTTTGGCCGCGGCTCCGGAACGTCCGGAGGTAAGCTGAAATGCTTCGGCTGATGGGCTTTTTGTTCAGAGCGGGTGATGGGACTTGAACCCACGACAACCTCGTTGGCAACGAGGCTCCGCCGCACCATCAGAAACGCCAAAACCACTGGATTTTCAAGCAGCATATCCACTTTCGGCCGCGGTGCAAGCGGAGACGCCCGGGAACAAAATGCGACACGAATTCAGAGTAACCGGTGGCGTTCGGGTGTAGTCGGGTGTAGGCTGTCCGGCTGCACTTGGAGCTTCACCATGCGAAGGTTCTTTATCGCGGGCGTCGTCGTGTCGTTCTTGGGCCTCGTGGTCGCGTGCGGCGGCGGATCGGTTGCCGAGAACAAACGGGCGGATGAGGTCCGGGATTCGAAGGACGCGATCAGCGGAACAGTCGGATCCTTCTACAAGCGATATGAGGCCAACGCGGTCGCGGCAGACCAATCGTACAAAGACAGGATTCTCCGGGTCTCGGGTTTCGTCGCGACCATCGGTAAAGGTATTCTCGATGAACCTTACATCGACCTTGCGGACGAGAACCAGGCCGTCGTCATGCGATGCAGTTTTCCCAAGCGGTCAGAGGCTCTTCTGGCGAATGTGTCGAAGGGGGAAGCGGTCCTGATTCAGGGTCGCTGCAAGGGCTTTCTTGTTGGCACAGTCGTTTTGGAGGACTGTGCCATTGGGGTGAAGGAATGACAGTCGGGCGTTTTCATTGGTCGAGGTGCGATGTTCGCAACCGCTCAAGTTCCTGCTCGGCCTTGGCGAGTGCGGATCGGAGCGCCAGAATCCTCCGCTCCAGTTCGGGGCAGGGTGACGGGCGAGGGCCCGTAGCCCATCGCCGTCATCACGCGCGGAATTGGTGGCGACTGCTCTCCGGGGAGCGGCTCGTAGATCTTGGGCTGGTCCATCGTGGCTCCCGATTACTCGAAGCCGTCCGCCAGTGCCGCGAACTCGTCCTTATCGTGCTTCGTCGGTTTCTCCTTGCGGAGCAACCCCGGCGACACGGCCTTGAACAACCGCAGCATGCCGACTCGCTTCACTCGCTGCCGCAAGTTCAGCTTCCGGTCTGTCCGGGTCAACCGGATCGCCTCGTCGAACACGTCGTCCGAGGTCGCGTCCGCCGGCAGACTCTTCGAGGCCCGCGTGAACAAGTCGTTCAACCACTCCATCAGCTTTTCCGCGGCCTTCTTCGCGAGGGCCTGGATCAGCGGGCCGAGGGCGGCCAAGAGGATCGCCAAGAGCGGGGACATGTCGTTCACCTCAAGGAGAGGGTTGTGAAGGGCACCCGGCCAGCCGTTCGCGCGCCTCTCCCCTCGCGCTCGCACTCGACCGGGGCTTCACCGGGGACCCGTCACGGCCCCGGTGATTCAGTTCGGCACCCAGACCTGCCAGCAGACCTTGCGGCCGCGGGCGTCGGTGCCGCATCGCGATTCCCAATGGCCGGCCGGTGCGGCTTTCACAGGGGGCGGGCTTGGTGGTGCGGCGGGTTGCGCGGACGCGACGGCCTTCGCGACCTTGCGGGCCGCGAGTCGCGCCCGCAGTTTCGCGAACAGACCCTGACGCTCGAGGACCTGCACGGTGAACGCGTGCACCGTGTCGAGCCGGACCGCGCCACCGCCCCACAGCACGGCCACAAGCTGGCCGCCCGCGTTGAAGATGCCACTGCCGCTGTCGCCGTTCGTGCTCGCGATCGACGTGCGAGTGATCGGATCGCCGGCGGTCGTTCGCCAGCCGTCCTCAAGCAGGATCTGGCCGGCCTTGTGCCGCGGGTACACCGTCGAACCGGTCCCTCCGAACCCGTACAAACTCACGGCCTCGCCGGCGGCCGGAATCGCGGCCGCGATCTCGACGGGCTGCAGGTCCGCGTCGATCGACAGCAGGGCGAGATCCGGGCCGTTTACGCGGATCAGGTTCGGGCCGACGTCGTCCACGGTGGCGCCCGCGATATACGTCGCCTTGGACGTCCACGGAGCACCGTCACTCCAGTAGGTGACCGTGATCGGGTTGGCGGCGGACGGCACAACATGCGCGTTCGTGAGGATGAGCGACTTGCCATTCTCGGCCGCGATCACGGTGCCCGTGCCGCTGCCGGTGCCTCCACCCGGCAAAGCCACGCTGATGTACACGGACGATTCCGCGAACGAGCGGGCCCGTGGCTCGTCGACTTTGATTGGCGGCGGGCCGGCCTCGGCGAGTCGCGGCGGCGCGGCGGCGGCGGCGGCATGGTTCGCGGCCAGTGCGATCGCCAGCAGCACCGCGGCCGCGGTCGGGTTGAGATACTTGCGTGCGAGATTGGCCACGATGCTCCAGCCGGCGACGATGGCGGGGGTGTAGATGCCGAAGTCGGCACCGCTCACCCAAGCGGTAATCCACGTCATGGCGGCGCCGGCGGCGGCGATTCCGGCGCCCTTGAGCACCTTGATTGCGTCTTCACGGTTCACGGCTGACTTCCTTTCTGATCGGGCGATTGCTTCGAACGGATCTGTTTCACGGCGGCGTCGAGGTCCTCGAACTCGCGGCCCGTGGTCATGAGCACGAACTCGATCACGAGCAAAGCAACCTGCCGGCCCGCCGCGCATTCCGCGACGACCAGGGCGAACAGTTCCTCCAGCTTCCGCAGGATCGCTTCGCTCGCGCCGGGCATGGGTTCACTTCCCGGTGAGCAGTTTCCAGAGGTGGTCGGCGGCTTCCTGGGCAACCTGCTCGACCGGCAGTTTCTCGGTTTCCTCGCGGCTGCGGCTTTTGCCCTCGCGGGCCTCGGTCTCCCACCGCTCCAGTGCCTTGAGCAGTTGGAACTTCGTGAACGTGGCGTGCATCGCGGTCCTCGTGCGGTCAGTGATGGTTCAGTTGACTGGCGGCGGGTTGTCGCCCTGCGGGTCGTCCAAGGCGGCCTCTAACAGCCAGAAGCGGTGATTGCGGACGCTGTCGCGGAAGTGCTGGTTCCACCGCAGCCAGACATAGGCCGCATGGTCGCCCCACGAACCGAACTGGCCGTACTCGATCACGCCGTCCGGCGCGAGCCGGATGTCATCGATGCCGACGGCATGGTTGCCGCTGCCGTTGCCGCCTTGGCTCACGCCGCGATCGTCCACCGATTCGTACCGGCCGCGTTTGTCGACTTGGACGGCCACGACGCCGAACCGGCCCTCGAGGAGTCCGGTCGCGAATTCCTCTTCCTCGTCCACGGCAATCGGGTCGAGGCCGCGAAACCGTGGTCGCTCGCGAAGAGCCTGGTCCCGGTTGCGGCGGCAATAGATGTCGTCCTCCGCAACGGTCGCTTCGAGCGCGATGCCGTTGGCCACGACCTTCATGCCGTTCGCGAGCGAACTGCCGCGGTCGGATCCGCCGTTCATCTGCGAGTAGGCGTCCGCACCGGACAGCCGCACGCTCAGCCGGCCGCCGGTCTTGGCGTAGAGTGAGCGGGCCAGCGTGGCGGCCGTGGCGTGTCCGTTGCAGGCGTTCGTCCGGCCCTGGTTGAGGTTCCAACTCTGGTCGAACGTCAGCCGGCGGCGAAATCCGATGCGGCCTTCGCGCCCGGCAAGTTCGGCCACGATCTTGGCGCGACTCATGACCGGGAATCCGATCGGAGCGCCGACGAGCGACTCACCCGGTTCCGGATCGAGCAGGCCCAGACCGAATTGCTCGCCGTTCAGTGCTTCGTGAAGTTCAAGGTTCATCGCAAGATTCCTTGTTCCGGGGTGAAGCTCTCGTGGCAGTTCGCGCACGTGACAGTGGGCGGCAGTTTGTCGCCATCGATGTCCAGCGCGTTCTCCGTGAACGCGCACTTCGGGCAGGTCCAGAACGGTCTGTCCTGCTTTGCGAACGGGTAGTCAACCGTCGGGCACTGCGGCTGTAGGGGTTGGTTGAACGTCAACTGCTGAAGCCAGAAGCGGCCCGTGAAGAGCAGTTTCAAGCGTTCTCGCCACGTCAGCCGGTAGCACGAGACGACCAGCCCGTCCGGTGCGCGGAACACAGGCAGGGGCAGGTACTCGGGTTGATCTTTCGCGAGCACCATGTTGTGCTCGGGGAACTCGATGGCTTTCATTTGCCGGTGATCTCCCGCAGCATCGCCTCGACCTCGGCGACGGTCCGTGGCCGCGGCACGGCGCGGATCACTTCGGCCTCGTCGTCACCGGTCTCGCGGACGATGATCAGGGCGGGCAGGCCGGGCGCCTTGCGTTTCACGGTGCCGTCTTTGTCGAGCAGGTCCTGCGTCGCGACCTTCACGTACGTCTTCACCGGCTCGGCCGTCGTGTAGCTGTGCACCTTGTGGCCGGCGGCCTTCATGCGGGCGAGGAACTGCTGGTCTGCGAGGATCTTCGCCGTCTCGACGGATGCGGACTCGTCCAGGAACACGAGCCACAGCGGGCCGGTCGTGACGGGCTTCGGATCGGGCTTCGGTTCGACGTTCGGCGGCGGGAGCGGCTTCGGTGGCGGCGCGACTTCCTTGTTGTCGTCCTTCGGCGGCGGCCGCGGGCCCATGCCGGCGGTCACGTCGATCGCGTGGTAGGTGATGTCTGCCTCGACGAGCGGCACCTGGGTTGAGGCGTCTCCGGCCTTGGCCGCCGCGTTCAACGCCGGGATCAACTGGATGGTCACCGGGCCGGACTTCTTCGCCTTGACCACGTACAGGTGCGGCTCGGTGAACGTCACCACGTCCGGATCCGCGGGGTCGGGCGTGTAGCCCACCGCCACTTCGACGGGCAGGCTGAACGGTGGCTTCCGCTTCGCGATGGTCACCTCGCCGGCATCCTTCACGCTGATGCCGCCGTTCACGATCGGCAGCAACTCGTGATTCGAAGCGATGACGTAGAACTGGCCGGCGGCGAGCCTTACCGCCTCCGGAGTGTCCGGCAGCTTCGGCGCGGGGTCGGGTTGCAGCTTCGGCTTGAGCGGGGCCGTGAGGTTCTGAGGCACGCGGATCGTGCGTTTGGCGTCGGACTTCTTGAGCGGCTCGGTGCGAGGGATCTCGGGTTGAGCGGCGACGGCCGCGGCCGCGAGCAGGACGAACGGGAGAGCGAAACGCTTCACGGGCACCTCGGGAGAAGTTGAGGGCGAACGGGTATTTCAAGGCGCGGGCGGCTTCGGCGAACTGATGAACCGCGCGACCCAGTCGCGAACGGTCGCGCCCTTCGCCCAGTCGATCATCGCGGTCAGTAGCCCGTACCCGCATGCGGCGGTCACGAAGCCGATCGTGATGATGTCCCGCGGTTCGCTCGCGCCGCACGAATGAGCGATCGACGGTCCGCAGAAGATCGCGACCAGCGCACCCACGAGACCTTCGGCGATCTTCCGCCCGCGTCCGTCGTTGGACTTGTTCACGACCGCGGCCGCCACACCGCCGGCGGCGGATGCAGCGAGGTAGGCCGTGTCTTCGGGCAAGGGCATCGCGCGACTCGCGTGACAGGTACGCGGTCATCTTGACCGCGGCGCAGAAATGCGAGAACCACCGAAGGCGCGGTTCTCGGGAGGAAGTGCTAGCTGCTGGGAAAACTTGCGAGAACCGCGATCATCTCGTCCGCAAGCAGTAGATCGATGTGTTCCCAAAAATTGCCACGGCGCCGTTCACCAGCCCGTAGATTTGGCCGCCCGTGCCGAAAGCCATGTAGACCTCCCATGCGATGTATCGGTCTTCGCCGAACGGACCGCAGGGGATGTGAATTGCGTGAAAGTAGGTCTTGTCATTCAGCGGAGCCCAGCCCCCGAGTTGCTCCAGGCCACTGGGCCAACCGGCTACGGGTGCCGTCACGAGTCTTGCGTAGATAATGTTTGTCCCGGGCACGGCGGCGAAGGTTTGGCCAGTGATGTTTGCGAGTACAAGGTAGGACGCGCCGGCTTGTAGGTACGTGTTCGCTGGCGGGACAAATTGCGGGGTCGTCGTCACTGGAAAGTACAGTGCCACGCCGTTGCTCGCGTAGCTGCCGTGCACCTCGGGCCCTTGCGACGAGTTGGATGACAACATGACTTGGGCCGTCTTCAGCCCGATCCCGCTCTCCTTCCACAAGATCGGCACGTCGGCGCTCGCGGCGCTCTCCAAGTATCCCGTCACTCCATCGCTCACCACGGCGTACGCGTGTGCTTCGTCCGTGACGTTGATCTTCACCACGGCCGGGCCGTGGGTCACGACGTCGCCCATGCCGCCGGCCGGGATCGGTTCACGCGAGATGCACCACGGTGCAGATGTGGTGGGCAACGCGGCGGCGAACAGCGGTTGTCTGATTGCTTCGAACGGTACACTGTCGGGCCGCACCAGCGACTCACCGAAGCCGAGCACGGCGAACGGCTCGAGGGCAGTGCCGAGGCCGTTGTACAGCTTCGGCTGCTTCACCGGGTCGAGGTTGATCGGGCCGCCGGGCTCGTCGTACTTGTGCTCGTCCAGGTCCCGGCCCGCGCGGAGCACCCCGTTGATCGCCTTCGCGCTCGGTTCGAACGTCTGGCCGGGGGAGTACGGTCGATACGGATCGGGCACGGTCAGCCTCCAAACGTCTTGCGGGTCAGGTCCTCGGCCGCGGCGGTGACGGTTTTTGGTGCGGCGAGCTTCGCGATCGCGAGGAAGGCGACGGCCCCGACGAGAGCGAGCGGCGAGGACTTGCCACGGGTGAGGCGACTCAAAACCCGGTCACCGCAGATCCGGGCCATGAGGCCGAACGTGCTGGCCGTCTTGCAGCGGATCAGCCACCACCACGCGCGAAGCTCCTCGAACGCGATTCGAAACATCGTCAGCCCTCGTACACGATTTTGAACTCGTCCCAGGAGATCTTCCGGTCGCGGTCCGTGTCCACCGCCTCCAGAATCCCATCCGCCCATGCCCCGCGGGTGAACGTGTTGCCGATCTCGGCGTCCGCGAGCAGCTTCCTCAGGTTCGTGCGGTCGATCAGGCCGACGGCATCCGCGTAGTCGCGGAACGCCGCGGGTGCATCCCCGCTGTAGCGGGTCGCGATCAGTTCGGAGATCTTCTCCTTCAACTCACGTTTCTGTTCGTCGCTCGGCATGGCAAGGTCCTCAGTCGTTGTCGGGTGGCGAAGCGGTCACGGTGAGATAGCCCCACACGAGCACGGCCGCCTGGCCCGCGTTCGTCCGCTGGACTTCCCACGTGTAGACGCCGGCGGGCAGCGGGGCGACGGTGGCCGCGTAGGTTTTTAGTGTGGCATCGGTGACGGTCACCGTGCCATGCACGTCGGTCGGGTCGTTCGTGTCCCATGCGACCGTGCCGGACGAGTCCCAGCCGACGAATCGGAGCAATGCGCCGGCGAGCGTATCGACGGCGCTGATCGTGCCGTAGACCTCGGCGTCCTCGACGTCGAACACTTCCAGCCGGTAAGGGGCTCGCTGTTTCATCACGAATCCCTCTGAAGATTGCCGTCGCACCGGAATCGCGGCAGGCCGCGACCGTGGCAGCGGAACCGCCGCATCGCTGGCCAGTACAGCGGCCGTGTTCCGCTCGCCACGCTGAGGACCTCCACGACGCCGGCGACGGCGCCGATCGTGCCGCCCGCTCCCTTCGGAGTCGAGATCGCGACCGCTCGACCCGGGGCGGCGTTCAGCGTGGCGGCGGCAGTGGTCTCCGTCGTGAGGGTGACGCTGTTCGCGGGTGCCGCCATCAGGAGGGCCGCACCGGCGCGAACGTTTGCGAACGTCACGACCGATCCTCGCCCAGCGGTGGTCGTCGCTGCACTGCCGCGGGCGTTCGTGAGCGTCACGACGGAACCGGGAAGGCCGACGGCCCAGGCGGGCGGGGCGATCGGCGTCGTGAGGGTGACGGCCGCGGCCGCGGCGCCACGGATCGCACCCCCGGATCCTGTGGCGGATGCGATGGTGATCGCTCGGCCGGGGGACGCGGCGATCGTGCCCCCGGCTGCCGCGAGCAGGGTCAGGGCATGGGTGCGGGCCGGGGCGGATAGGAGGGCGGCGGCGCGGGCCTCGACGGTGCTGATCGTCGCGATGCGGCCCGGTGCGGCTCGCGTCGTCGCGGCGGCGGCGCGGGCGTTGGTCAGTGTCGTGGCGACTCCGGTTCCGCCGACGATCGACGTGCCGGGCGTCGTCACGGTCGCGATCGTCACCGCGACGCCCGGCGAACTCTTCCGGGCGGATCCGATTCCAAGCGGCGTTGCAAGGGTCGTCGACTGGCCCGCGACGCCGGCCTTGATCGAGTAGGTGCCGCGGACCACGGACAGCGCGACACACGTGCCGGCCCCGGTGAGCAACGCCGTGAAAGCGCCGACGGCCCTCGCGTTGGCCAACGTGACCGCGGCCCCGGCCGCTCCGCGCTTCACGGCGTAGGCGGCGAATTGACTCGTCAACGTGACCGCCGTCGCCGCGGCGGGTCTGATGACCGCACCGGGAGCGCCGGGAATGGACAACGCGATGATGGATCCGGCGGCCGCGTCATGCCGTCCTGCGATCGTAGAGGTGATGCCGAGCGCGTGAGTGCGACCGGGAGCGGCCCGGCTCACGGCGGCGCCCGCGGAGACCGCGGCGATTGCCGTTGTCTGTCCGGTTGCCCCGCGAGCCGCGGCCGCGGTGGCGAACGGTGTGGCAAGTGTCACCGTCCGGCCGGCGTCGCCTCGGAGGATCGCGCCGGGAGCGCTACCGCTCGTGAGCGTGACCGTGCGGCCCGGTCCGGACTTCGCGACGGCACCGACGGCGGTTGCCGATGCGAGGGACACACAGGCACCGGCCCGCGGCTCGCGGTAGATCATTTCGTACGCGAAGCTCAACGTCACCGTGCGGCCGATTCCCGCTCGCGTGGCGACGGCGACGGCCGCGGGAACGGACAGGGAAACACTCCGGCCGATTCCCGCTCGTGTGGCGACGGCGACGGCGGTCGGCGTGGCCAAGGAACGGACCTGGCCGGCGCGGGCCTCGATCGACGGCGCGGGCGGCTGGATCGCGACGCAAATGGCACCCAGCCGCAACGAGTCGCTGAAATTGCACGCGACGTTGGAGATTGTGCCGGGCGAAGCCTGGGTCTTGTAGCCCGCGCGCATGCGGACCGTCCCATCGCCGATCGCGGACACGGCCGTGAGGCTGCCGTCGGGAGTGATCGTCGGGCCGACGTTGGAATCGCACGCCCACGCGACGATCAAGACTTCGTCGGCGGCGGTGGTGTCGAAGAACCCCGGCCCGACGTCGTTCCCGGCACTGGTATTCCAATGGGAGACCGAGTTTTCCGGCGACGGATCGGCGCCGGAAAAGCAGAAGATGTACACGTTCGACGTCGGCATCATTGCCGTGGAGTTGTTGAACGTATACGAGCCGGGCTCGGAGGACGCGACTTTGTACCAAACCACCAGGTCGTAATTGTCCCCGCTGAAGCCGTACCCCTGCCGTCGTTCGAGGGTCCAACCGCTGGGGGCCGACGGGGCCGACGCGCCGAAGCCGACGTTGCTCACTTGGATGGCGATCAGGAGGTTGCCGTCCGAAATGCCGGACGGAGCGGTCACGCTGAACGTGCCGCTCGTCTGGTTCTGCGCCGAACTGGAACTGACGAACGACGGCGCGGACATTCGCTTAGAACTCCGTGATCGTCGTTCCCGTCGTCAGTTGCGGAGTGACCGCGATTCCGCCGCCCATGGTGATCGGCGTCACCTTGTAGCAGATGAACTGGCCGTCCGCCGTGACGTTCACGGCGCTGCCACCGCTCGTCGTGCTGAGTTGAAGCTGGTTGCCGCTCACGCTGATCGCGTAGTAAAGCGTGCCGCTGGTCAGACCGGTCGGCAGCGATCCGCCGGGCGGGGCGAACACTGCGATTCGGTCGGCATTCGCGACACCGGTGATGCCGGGCAACGTCAAGTACTCGGTCGTGGCGAGCGCCGTTCCCATGCCCTGGTACGTCCCGATCGGGCCGCTGTAGAGCAACTTCCCCGTACTCGAACTCGCCGTGCCGACACCCCAGAAGCTGATCACGTCCGTGTCGCTCGTGGCGCCGGCCGGGAAGCTGACCGCACTGGCGAGCGTGACCGAGGATCCCGACACGGTGAAGCCGCTGCCCGATCGGGCCACGGCCTGCCGCGCGTAGTTCGTGTACGCGGTCTCGCTCGTGGTCTGATTGCCGCCCGCGCCGGGGTCGGCGGTGTGCAGGCTCAGGTACAAGCTCGTGAGCGGCGAGCTTGCCGCGTTGTCGGCGATGTTCGCGATCGCCGTCGCGGTGAAGATCAGCTTGATGATGTCGTTCAGAAACGTGCTGCCGCGTGCCATGGTCCACTTCCTTCCTTCGTGGTGTGCCTCACCGTCACGAAACGATGATGGCGTTGATGACGGTCTTGAAGCTCTGCCCGGCCCCGTTCGTCACGGTCAGGGACACCGTGTACGTGCCGGGGATCGCGTAGACCTTCAGCGGATTCTTCAGGGCGCTCGTCGTGCCGTCGCCGAATGTCCAGAGCCAGACGAGCGGCGTGCCGGAGGAGAGATCCGTGAACTGCACGGTGAGCGGGTGCATTCCGCCGATCGGGCTTGCGGTCCACTCGCAGATCGGCGGGTTCAGGTTGAGCTTGTTGAAGTCCGCGTTGTGATAGACCTGCTCGACGTAGACCGATCGCGGCACCTGCAGCACCAGGCCGTTGATGTTGGCCTGCATGTAGGTGCACCACAGGAATTCCCAGGCCTTCTTGTCCACCTTCAGTTCGGGCGTGACCTGCAGGTCCGTCTTGTTCTCCCCCATGGCGAACTTGTCGTTCAGCGTCCAAATCGAGTTGGCTTCACACTGGAGCGTGCCGCCCAGGTAAAGAAGCTCGTCCAACTCGAAGCCCCGCCAAGGGGCGTCGTTCGTCTTGGCCACGATCGCACGGCGTTGCCGCAGGATCTTCATCGTGATCGGGTACGCCTTCGTGGTCATGTTCAGTTCGGACTTCGGCACGTAGATGTCCGTGCCGGCGACTCCGGACTGCGACACACAGATCGCCTGTCGGTAGTCCGGCGCGGCCGTCGTCCAGAACTTTCCGCCCGTGGCACCGACGGCGGCCGGCGAACCGCTGAGCACCCAGTACCCGTCGATCACGTTGTCGATCGTGTACGTGTTCTGCGACCACATCGACCCGCCGGTGATCGTGACCTGTTTCCCAACGTCGTCGGCTGTCGGCGTGAGTGTACCTTCAGGACGGGCGAGTCCGGGGGTGCTCGGGTGCATCGTGAGATTCGTGCCGGCGGAGCGACTCAACACCGTGCGAATGCTCTGCGTGATGTGAGCCGTGCCGGCGGTCATGTCCACCGAGTAGGCCGGCCCCAGGGCCTCGTCGTCGTCCGTGTTGGCTGGCGACTCGGGCACGCGAAGCGAGTAATCGGCCCAGCAGGACCAGACGCCGCTGCCCAGTGGATCCGCGTCGTACTCGCCCCGCGGCAAGCCGTCGAACGACGTGCCGGCCTCGAGCAGGAGCGCCGCCCGAACGATGGCGTGATTGAGGTGACGGAACGCGGTCCATTTCCGGCGCAGACGCTGGTCGGTCGGGCCGCCGGTGACCTTGCGCGAATCGTGGCTCTCGATGAAGGCGAGCGTCATTTGAGCACGATCCCCGCGGGCTTGTCGCGGATCGACTCCAGGACGGTCAGAGCGGCCGCCGTGTTGCTGGCGGTGTTGTTCGCGGCGTCCAGTTGTCGCTGGCCGAGTTGGTCCCCGTATCCGAGTTGCTGCTGGGCCGATCCGCTGAACATGCCTTTCGCGGCCGCGGCCAGTGCCTGCATGGAGGGCGGTCCGGCGCCGGCGCCGGACTTCGGAGTGTCTTTCACGAGCCTGCCGATGCGGTTGAAGAGTCCGCCGTATTGCTTCTCGGCGGCCTCCTTCGCCTCACGCTTCAGGTCCTCAAGTTCCTTCCATGCGTCGTCCCAGTTCGCATACGCGTCGCTGGCTTGGTTGCTGCGGAACTCGTCCCGCTTCGCTTTCCGGTCGCGATGTGCTTTGTCCTCCTTGTCCTTCAACAGGTCCCTCGCCGCGTTGATGTCCTCATCCGAGAGCTTCGGGGCGATTTTGATCTTGAGCGAATCGGGTGCGATGGAGTTGAACGCATCCACGATTCCGTGGATCGCGCTCTCGACGTTTCGAAGGATGAACGCAGCGAGGTCGATGAACACTTTTTTGACGCCGGTGACAGCGGCGTCCCAGCCATCCACGAATAATTCTTTGAACGCCACCCACCCAGCGGTGAGTTTGAACACGAACGCGGCCCAGGCCTCCTTTGCCATGGCGACGCCGACCTTGAAGGCCAGCGACCAGTCCCCCGCCTTGAATGCGTCCCCGATCGCGGCGAACCCGGACTTGAACCACTTGACCACGTCGGTGAACGCGTCCTTCAATTCACCGAGGACGAATTTGCCCTGCTCGGTCTGCGACCACAGGTAGGCCAGGCCAGCGGCCGCCGCGGCGACTGCAATGACCACAAGGCCGACCGGGGACAGAATCGCGCCCGCGACGGCGACGGCCGCCTTGATCGCGACGATCAACCCGCCGATGATCGGCGCAACCACGGCGACCGCGGCCCCGAACGCGGCCACGGCCGCGCCGCCGGCGAGCAGGGCGGCGGCCGCGGCGGTAACGGCGACCACGTTTTGCTTGTTGTCCCGGATCCAGTCGCGAACAGACTTCAGACTTTCTCGAATGTCCGCTCCAACGGAAGAGAAACTTGCCCCGGTGGGAATCAGTGCTTTGCCGACCTCCAGCAAAGTCGATTTCCCGGCAAGCAGCGTGCGGTTGAATTCCTTCTGGATCTCGGCAGCTTGAGCGGCCTGCTCGCCGCTCATCGCATCGCCATTCGCGATCGCCGCGGCCCGAAGCTCATCCAGGCCGGCCTTCCCCTTCTTCAGCAACGGCAGCATCGAGCCCAAGCCCATTTCATTGGCGGCCCGCATCTGGTCGATCGCGCTCGGAATGGCTTTGATGCGTTCCGCGATCAGGTCGAACTGCTCGTCGATTCCCTTCCCCATGAAGTCGCGGCCCGTGCCGAGCGACTGCAGGCTGTCGAGCAGCGGGCCGCCGGAGTCGGCAGCGTGGCTGATCTTCGCGGCGAGGCTCTCCATCGCTCCGGCGAAGTCCCCGGCCCCGACGCCGGCCTGGGCGAACGCGCCTCGAAGCGTGGAGATCTTCTCCGCCGTCGTCCCATACTGCTGGGCAAGCTTCTGGACGTCGGTCCCTTCGTTGACCGCATCAGTGAACAACTTGGCGATCGGCGTCAACAGAGAAGCGCCGGCGCCCGCCGCGCCCAGGCCGATGGTCCCGACCACCTTGCCGAATGCGAGCACTTGTTTCCGCGCGGCTTCTAAAGCACGAGTCAGCTTGGACGGATCGGCGAATAGCTCAACGAAAGGCGCGTCCAGCACGGATGCCGCTTGTTGATGCTGCCATGTTGAACCCCCTTTCTCATGCATTTCGACGAACGTACGCAGCGGCTCCTTCAAGCCGTCTCGCATCGTCGTCGAAATTGCCAATCCCGAGGTTGCACCTGTCACACAACAGGCCGCGAACTTTGCCAGTCCGGTGATCGTGGTCGATACAGAGCGGTCGGAACGCTTGCCCCTTGCCCTTGCCGAGAGAGCGACAAATCGCGCACGCCCCACCCTGGGCCTCAAACATGGCCCGGTACTCGTCATCAGTGAGTCCGTGCAGTTCGAGAGCCTTCTTCAGGCCGTATTCGGCTCTCGTCTGATTGAGACATTGGCGGCAGTTCGATCGATACAGCGTCGCGTCACATTGCTTCTTTCCGAAGTCGGCGACCGACTTCGTTAGTCCGCATGTCGAGCATCGCTTCTCCGTCATGCTGGCGGCTCGAAGTCTCTCTGCCCGGGGCAGGGGACGCGTGTCCGCGTGCTTTGTGGTAAAGCGTTTGTCGCAGTCGCGGCACCAGCGGTACCGGTTGACGGTGCCATCTGCCAGCAAGTCGGTTTTCCGAATGGCCGTTCGCAGCGAGCGACAGACGGGGCAACGCATGGATTGAAGCGCATCGCTTTCGATGGCCTCTTCCAAACTCACCCGGTCGGTCTCACACGCCGCTGCCATCTCACTCCCGCTTTCGACTCAATGCCTTCAGTCCGCTTTCGAGTTCGGCAAACGCCAGATCCGCGGCCTCGGCATCCTGGTCGTCGGTCAAAACCGCATCGTCTCGCCGGTACCGCTCCGGAATCAGGTCGATCAACTTCGGACCGTGGCCGGTCATGACCTTCTGGTGCCCGGCGAGCAGGGCGGCGGTGTATCCCCAGCCCGCTTCCTGCCGTCCGTCCGCCAGGTGCTGCAATTCGCGGTACGTCAACTCGCGGGGGTCGACCCCGACGATGCCCCCGAGTTTCCAGCAGTGGGCAAGAACGTCGAAAGGTTCGCTTCGATCCGGCTGTTCACGTCCCTCGCGATCTTCTCCATCGCCCGCGGCAGGCCCTTCTTGATCGCGTCGCGGCCGCGGGCTTTCGGGAAAAAATCAACCGCGGACTCCAGCATCGCGTACGTCGCGGACTCCATCACGTCGCCGTCCAACAGGTTGGCGAATGTCTCCTTGGTAAGACCGAACCCCTTGGCCTGCTCTTCGCAAGCGACCCACAGGGCCTCGAAGAGTTTTTCCGTCTCCTCCGTCATCGCCGCGGCGAACTGCTCTCCACTGGCCAAGGCGCCGGCGAAGTCGACGCCGTGCTCGCGTTTGATCGTGCCGAGGACACCAACGGTGAAATGGATCCGGAACTCGTGCGGCCCCGCCCTGAACATCGCCATTGATCACCTCACCAGGTTCGTGAATTTGTTCGCAGCGTCCGGGGTCTCGGCCCGGAACGCCGGCAGCGTGTGCGGGTGCCGCTCCTCGATCTTCGGGGGCAGCACGCCGGGACCGGCTTGGCTCGAGCGGAACGCCGCGGGCCCGATCACCACGCTCTGTCGCTGGGCGTCGAAGCCGAAGAAGGTCAGTTCCCGCAGCGGACTCACCCGCTGCACCTTGGTCGTGCCCTTCGACTTCTTCGTCCGCGTGAATCGTTTGCCGCGGTGCACGCTTGGCGGTTTGCCGGGGGCCGCGGGCTTGTCCCGGTACTTCAGGCTCGTCTGGTCGCGGCGGCGAGTGAACGCACCGAACTTGGACAACGCCGCTTTGACGGCCGGCGGCACCTTGTCCGCGACGGCCTTCGTGTCGAAGAACGTCTTCTTGAAGCTTGCGGCGTCCATCAGATCGCGGTCATCACCGGAGCGCTGCCGACGACCTTCACCGAGTACGGCGAGTTGCCGTTCGGCGTCGGCTTGAACACCAGGTCCTCGTAAATCACATTGCCCAGGCCTTGGTCTTCGTTCCCCTGGAACACCTGGCAGTCGTAGGCGACGCCGTAGTTGCCGGCGGTGGTCGAGGGTCCGTTCAGCACCATGATCGAGATCACGGAATCGGGGCTCATGAGGGCGTCCATGATCGTCGCGATCACGGAGTCGCCGCGGACGAACTTCAGCTTGCCGGAGACGCTCAGATCCCCGAGCGTCTTCACGGCCATCTTGGCGGCGGACTCGCGCGAATTGGCTTCGCCTTCGTCCCACTGCACGTTCCGCATGAGGTCGCTGAACTGCGGCACCTCGGTGAACGAACCGCTCGGGAAGGTCCCGCTGGTCATCAGGTAGAACTTGGCGTTCCGGCCCAGGCTGCGACCCGTCATAGCTCAACCTCCCCGTTCAAATCGGTGTGTTCCGTGTAAGGGAACTCGGCCCAGGCCCAGAACGTCTTGTGCTGGGCGAGGTAATCCCGCTTCACCAGCACGCCGATCTTCGCGATGTCCTCTTCATCCGGCGTCACCTGGTCGAGCAGCACGGTCGACTGGTTCGCGAACGGGTTGAACACCTTCCGCACGAACCACTTCGCCCGCTCGTCCACCCAGGCCTTCGACGGCGAATCCGCATCACCGTCCGCCGCGACGTACCGTTCGACCATCAGCACGAAGAACCGGTACTTCCGCTGCTGGTCGTCCCGATCGGCGATCTCGACGGTCACCGGATCCAACTCGTCCGGGATCACGTACAGCCGACGTCCTTCGTGCCGCGGCGTGTACTCCTCGCCCAGGTTGATCGTCGGGTTCCAGTCCCGCTCGACGCCGTCCAGCGGACCCTTGTCCGTCCATCTCGCATTGAGGAACGCAACGGCGGCGTCGCACACGAGCAGGAGCCGATCATCGGACAGCGTCTCGGGCACGTCACGACTCCAAGGACGGCACGGCCGGCGTCGTCACCGCGGGATCCTTCACGGCGAGCAGGTTGCAAAGGTGCACGTCCCGGTGGGCGTGCATGGCGGCATCCGGGTTGATCTTCATCCGGCCCGCAACGTGTTCCGCGAAGCTGCCCTTCACGGGATGCTCGCCGGCTTCCGTCAGGGCCGCGGCGTAAGTGGACACGGGCAGCACGACGTACGGCCCCTGCTGCTCGGCTGCGGCCTTCTTCACCTGTTCGAGACTCATTGAAACACTCCGTGTTCGATGGCGGCGGTACCGATCGGTTCCCACTCGAAGAACAGCCGCCAGCGTTCTGTTCCGCCATCGGCCTTGGCCGCCTTGCACCGCAGCGTGCCGGGTGCGTGGCCGGCGATCTCCGTATCGTTGAGCGTGCCCAGTTTCGCGTCCGCGTAGGCCTTGGCCTCGGCCAGCGGCAGGTTGTGGAGCCGCTCGCGTGTCAGGATCGGCGCGGTCACTTGACCTTCACCCGCGTCATGCGAACGATCAGCATCGTTCGGTTGATGTCGAACCAGTTCCATCCCGGGTCGTCCTGCGTCGGGCGAAGTTCGAAGGCGATGTCCTGGCCGTCGATCGTCTCGGTGATGCGGTCGTCCTTCTGCGGGAGGACCTCCGCGCCGCCGATCACCAGGTCCGCCTTCGAAAACACAAACGTCTTCTCGCTGGCCGTCACCGCGACGGCCGCCGGATCCTCGGTCAGCCGCCGCGACGTGGCCTCGTCCAGCCACGCCGTCAGGTTGATCGCCTCGGTGCCGCGGGTGTAAGTCACCCAGCGGCCGTCCGTCACCTTCTTGCGGCGGGCGTGGGCCGCCATGCCGCGATCCATCAGGCCCACGGGTCAGGCCTCCGGCGATTCGGGCGATGGCGGTGGATCCGGTGCGACGATGCACACGGGCAGGCCGTTGACCGTGGCCGGCAGGCCGGGGCGATCGCCGGGCGGAGCGATCGCCCAACTTCGGTCCGTCATGTTCACGAGCACGCGGCTCGGCGCGATGGCGCCGCTGATCACCGCGGCCAGCACGTTCAGCAGCTTCGTGTACTGCCGGTCCAGGTCATCGTGCTGCACGGTTCGGCGGCCCAGGGCCGCGTACAGCTTTTCGGTCTCGTCCACGGTCGTCACCTCGGTCAGGGAGAGAAGCCGGGTCCAAACGCGAACCCGGCCGAACCGTCATCACGTCAGGTCGAGGATCACGAATCCGAAGTTCTTCGCGGCCCCGGTGACGTTTCCGCCTTCGGATCCGAACGTGACCTGCACTTGATCCGTGGCGTTGATCCATGCGCTTTGCAGGCGGCAGTTGGTGGGCAGCGCTTCGAGCGGAATCGGGATCACGGCATCGCCTACCGCCGGTGCGAATGTCATCGCGGCCAGCGACACGTCGACTTTCGCGATGTCCGGATCCGTGATGCTCGGCACGGTGACGGCGATCGTGCCGGAGTAGTACACGCCCTTCACCGCGGCGCGTTCCGCACCGCCGGCACCGATCTTCACGCTGGTCGCGTTGGTCGGCCCGATCTCGACCGCGGCCCCGGTGCCGCCCGCCGCCGCACCGGCGTCCAGGGTGCAGGCCCCGGCCGTGCCGGACGCGCCGGCGGAGGCACCGGACGTGAGCGTGAGCGCACCGCCGGTGCCCGTTCCGGTCGCGACGCCGCCGGTGAGCGATGCCGCACCACCGGTGCCGTTCGTGCTGAGCGCCGCACCGCCGCCGCCGGACCAGGCCCCGCCGTTGCCGGTCGCGCCCGCACCGGATGCTCCGCCTCTGGTCGTGACGGCGCCGCCGGCCCCAGTGCCGTTGCCCGCACCGCCGGAAAACGTGCCGGTGCCGCCCGCGGCGTTCGTCGTGCCAGCCCCGCCGGTCCAACTCACTGCTCCGCCGGCGCCCGACACGGAGCCGCCGATTCCACCCGCACCGACCACGGCCCCGCCGGCGCTTGAAGTGGTGGCGGGCGGCGCCCCTGTGATGCCGAGCGACGAATCGGAACCGGTGATGTCGTCCGCCGTGACGCTGCCGGCGATCGTCGTGGTTCGCTTGGCCGCGGTCTGCTTCACGCGGACGTAGCTCGCGCCCGTCGCGGCGTCCTCGGTCGCGAAACCCATGAGGTTGTTTCCGGACGCGGACGAACTCGCGGCACCGCTGAGTGCGGTGCCGGTGACCGGGCTTCCGTTGTCATCCCAGTACACGGCGTCGCCGGCGGTGAATGTGCTCGTGTCCTTCGGGACGTCGTAGATTTCGTCGCTCGCGAGCGTGTTCTTGCCGGGAAGGTTGGGATCGCACGCCGCGACGATCAGCGGAATGGAGCCGAGCACCACGACGTCCCCGACGGTGCGGGTCGTCGTGCTCGGGTCGGGGATGAGGCTTCCGGCCTGAACCTTCTTGCACGGGGTCTGCGCCATGATTCGGACTCCTTCGTTGGTCGCGATTCAGTTGCGGGCCGTGGTATCGAGCCACGCTTGCCGAGGTTATGAGGCTCGGCCGGTCCCATGCCGCCCGCGGTTGTGCCCGGCTCACGGGAGCGCCGGGCCCGCTCCCTCGATCACGCTCCGGCGGACTTCACCGCGCCGCGGAAGTTCTGTTTCTCGACACCGACGCCGCCCCAACCGCGGCTGCTGATGCCGAGCATGTTGAACTGCCAGTCCTGGCCGGCGGTCTGGATCACCGGCGTCATTTGGCCGTTCAGGGCCGCGATCTGGATCACGGGGATCAGGGCCGGGTTGGCCAGCAGGTAGTGGGCCGTGGTCGAATAGCCGGTGTAATCCGCGTCCGAGAGGTAGCGGCTCATCTTCGGGTTGAAGCGGCCCTTCCAGATGTTGTTCACCGGTTGCTTCGAGGCCGCGGCCGTGGAGGCCAGGCCGGCCATGATGATGAACTGGCTGTTCATCAACTCGATCGCAGCCGTGTCGAGTTCCGGCGGGTAGAGCAGGAACTCGGCTTCGATGCCGAGCTTGTTGCCGGCCGGATCGACTTGCTTGTCGAACAGCAACTTCGCGGCCTTCAGTCCGTCGCTGGTCAGCGCCGAACCGGCGCCGCTGCTCAGATTCGAGTTGGCGCGTTGGCCGGCAATGGTGTGGGTGGCGGCGAAGAAGGCGGTGCTTCCGCCCTCGTCGTTGCCGGGGCTCAGGAACTTGGTCCAGACCAGGTCGTTGACGCGGAGGCCCCAGCCGCGGCCCAGCATCATCGGAATCTGTGCGAACGCGTTCAGGTCGTCGTTCAGGATGTACGTGAGCGGAAGAGTGATCATCCGCGCTTCCAGGCTGGCCTGGTTCGCGTACGGATTGTCACCCACCGTCGCGTGCTGGATCTCCCCGGCCGCGTTCAGCGGCTTGAACTGGAAGTCGCCGAAGAGTTGCACGCTCTTCGTCGGCTTCAGGTCCTTCACCGGCACGATCTGGAACACCTCGGCGAACACCTGCTCGGTGAACAGGTACCCCATCAGCAGGATCTTGTTCTGGACGTTGGCCAACGTCGCCGGCGTGTTGATCGTGCTCGGTCCGTCGGCGCGAATGCCGTTGCCGAGATAGGCTGCGACCTCGCCCCATCCGCTCGGATCGCTGAACCGCACCGGGCCGCGGTAGCCGTTGGCCGCGGCCAACGTGGTGAGAAGTTGCTGCAGCCCGATCCGTCCCTTGAAGTGCGTGTGCGCGGCCTGCCGCACCTGGTCGGGATAGCGGCTGTTCATTTCCGCGGTGATGAGGCGTTCTTCGTGGGCCGTCACGCGGCGCTGACCGTTGTCCCCGTTCTTGAAGAAGTCCGCATCGAACAGGCGGAACGCACCTCCCATCGCATCGAACATCGCGCATTCGAGCACGGCCTCGTTCATGCCGGGCGTGCTCGAAAAGTGCAGGTGCGGACCGGTGTTGGCGGCGACCGGGCGACTCGCACGGAGTGCGTGCAATTCCACGTCGTTCGGGCTCCAGCCGGCCTCGATCGCGTGCGGCACCAAGTCGACCTCCTTGCCGTCTTCGAGCTTCACCTTGAAGTTGCCGCCGAACTTCTGCGCGCGGGCGTGGATCTCGTTCACGCGGCGACTCTCGGCCGCGGCCTTGGACCGCGCGGCCTTCAGTTCCTTGTTCACTTCGGCCGCGATCTGCTTGCGGAGTTTGATCTTGGCCTTCACGGTTTGCTTCTTGCCCGCCTTTGCCTTGGCCTTCGGCTCGGTCTCCGTGTCCGTGGCGGTCCCTTCGTCGTCGGCGTCAACGTCGCTGTCCTCGTCGTCGTCCGCCTCGGCGTCCTTCGCGTCCTCGGCCATGCACTTCTGGAGCGCCGCCTTGGCCTCGTCCTCGGACATCTTGTCGATGTCCTCGTCCGAGTACTTGGCCGCGGACTTCATGCCCTGCTGCTTGTGGAACTTCAGTGCGGCTTTCCAGTTCATGACGATCCTCCCCTTGGATGCTGAAACGGTTGCCGACGTGTCGCCGTCAGCACCCAACGGCACGAAACTGATCTCGCCGAGTTCGGTTTCCCGGCTGATGACAACGGGGCCGGTGACATCCCGGCCGTTTACGGTCGCGGTCTCGCCGGACTCCAGGAACTCGGTGCGGATCGGGTCGGCCCCGATGCTGAGTTGCCACTGGAAGCCGTTCTTCGCGGGGACCGTCACCTTGTCCGTGTGCTGCGCCTCGCCGCTGAACACGCCCGCGATTTCGATGTCTTTGTCCGTCACCTTCACCGACGTCGTGTGGCCGACGATCTGGTTGTGATCGTGCTGCCGGAGCACGGGGCGGTGTTGCGACGGCACGCGAACGCCGGCCAGGTCCACAACGATCGCGTCCCACCACCCGCCCGGTTGCATCGGCACGCCGGTGTACGCGATACCCTCGAACGTCCCGAGTTTCTTGCCCTCACCGTCCGCGGCCTGGATGCGGGCGATGCCGCCGGCCGCGTTGAGCGTCTTCGGGTTCGCTCGCTTCGCGGATGCGGCGATGCGGCGGGCGCGGGCGGCGAGGCGTTTGGCTTTACGCGACATTCGCGTAGTCCTCCTGCCCGGCGTTCGCGTCGCCCGCGGTCTCCGTCTCGGTGCGTTGCACCGGCTCACCGAACTCCAGGTGAAGCCGTTCGCGTTCCTCAGCCTCGGCGGCGAGTTGTTCGTACACGTCCTTCCAATCGTGCCCGCGACGGGCCCAGAACTCGCGATCGGTCAGCGTGCCGTGGGCCCGGCGTTCGTGGTCCGCGTTCGCATCGACCAGCGGGTCGAGTGGTTCGAAGCCGGGCCAGTGCCATTCGTGCGGCGGCAGTTTCACGCCGTCGAACGGCTCGATGGCGCCCGCGAGCAGGGCCTCGGCGAAGAACGCGCCGAAGAGGCGGTGAAGGACGCTCCGGTTGCAATCCGCCCGCTCGACTCCCAGGCTGGAGCGGTAATCGACGATGTCCAGCTTCGCGCTGGAGAAGTTGAACTTTTGCGAGGTGCCGAGCGCGAGGTTCAGCGGATACTTGAGCGGCCGGATTGCTTCGCCCAAGCACTTCTCGCTGAACATCTCGTACGTCGTCGCGGGTTGCTTCGGGTCGAACGCCGCGACCTTGAAGCCGGCGGGAAGCTCCGTCATCATGCCCCGCTCGATCGGAGCACGCGGGTGCGGGTTGCTTTCCGTGCCGTCGTCCTCGGTGTCGTCCGGGGCCGGCGCGGTCGATTCGAGGAGCGCCGTCAGGTTGGCGGCGATCTGGGCCGCGGCCAGCACGGCCCGGCGGAAGGCGCGAAGCTCGGCGAACAGGTCGAGGCTCGGCGCGAACGTCGGAATGCCGCGGACCTGGCCGGGGCGGAACTTCTGGAACCAGTGGATCACGTACGCGGCCGGGTACTGCTCCGCCGCGAGCGGGTTGGTGTCCGGGAACCAATAGTCGCCGGGGTGATACTTCAGGACGTGGTAGAACGTCGGCTGCCCGGTCACCGGGTGAAGCGTCAGCCCGTCCACCAGCATTTCCGCGAGGTTGGTCGGGATCGGCGTCGTGATCTGATCCGCTTCGAGGTCGCAGGGGTACAGCTTGACCGGGCTGTCGAGGTCGGTCGCCGTTCGAAGAACCAGGAACCCCTCGCCGTCCACGGTCTTGGCCAGTTTGCACGTCCGCAACTTCCCGACGCCGTCGACCTCGGCCCACCACGCGTTCCACAGCGATTCCAGCTTGCGGTTGTAGGCCGCGTTCTTCGTGCGGATCTGCAGCGTCGGGCCGGTGCCGATCAAGTCGTCCGCGTTTCCGTTCACAACTCCGAACAGGAACGGGTTGTTTGAAACTTCGTGCCGGCTCCGGATCCGGAGCGTGCGGCGGACCTGAAACGAATTCGTCGCCTTCGCAGAGAGGAAGTCCGCGGACATCCAGTTGCGTTGGTTGTCGTCGGTCCAGCGGGCATTGTCGAAGGCCGCCATCAGTCGCATCGTCGCGGCGGCGATTGCCGGGTTCATCGGCGGTGTGCGTTGCGGCGCGGGGAGCAGTGCCGCCCCGATTCCGACCCGGCGTAGCAGCCAGTTGAACATCAGAGCGTGTTGAACCCGGTGGGGGGATTGCCGTTGTCGGACAGAGCGCCGGGGTTGATCAACTTCGTGAAGCGCAGCCCGCGGCGGCGGTTTCGGGCCGCGTTTTTCGCGGCGGCGTACTGGTCGGCCGCGATCTTGTCGGCGATGGGTCGGTCCGTGACGCTTTGGCCGGCGGCGGCCGTGCTCACGGGCTCCATTGCCTGCTCAAGGATTTCGGCGCTCACGTCTGGCATGCGTGTATCTCACGCGACGGAGCGGCCGGCGAGAACCGGCGCGGCGCCGGAATGCGAAGGGAAGTGCTAGCTGCTGGGAAAATCTGTGCGGCGACTCGCTCAAAGGGTCAATTGCCGCTTCAACTCGGCCAGTGCGAAGGCGTCGAACTCGGTCACGCGCGGCGTTCGCTTTCGGCAGTGGCGGCATCGCTTCACCCGTGCCGTGACGCCTGGCGACGGATGGCGGGTCTGGTACACCTCCAGCCGGACGTCACCGCACTTGCGGCAGCACACGCCGGGCGTCTCCGCGATCGCGAGCACGGTTTCGCGTTCGCATGCGGTGCAGTAGCGGACGCGGAGCACACGGCCGTCACGTTGCCGGCTCGGTCGGAAGCCGTGCAAGCGGTCCCCGCGGCAGTCGGGGCAGTAGATGTGCAACACCTTCTTGTGCATCGCGATTCCGTTCGGGAGAGGATCCTTCACCTGCCTGCGGCCGCGTCGATGGCGCGGGCCGCTTCGTATCGCTCCTGGATGTTCATCCGTCGCTTTTTCTTCGGCGGGCCCGGCGATCCGGCCGCGGCCGCAGCTTGCCACTTCAGCCCGGTGGCGCCGGCGGCGGCGCTCGCCATCACCAAACAATCGAACCAGTGGTTGTCCGGACGGCCCGGGTTCAGTTCCCACTCGTCCACCGTGCGGCCGGTCTTCTCGTCACGCCGGCGTCGCGGCGACTCGGCCGCCAGGTGCTCGACGAACGCCGCGTGCTTCGACGGGTCAGAGCCGAACAGGAACATCGCCCCGTGCGTGCCCGCCGGCGATCGCAGTCGTTCGGCGTCGAAGCTCTTCCAGTGGTTCGTGTCGATCAACACGAGTCGTCCGCGGCCGGTGGGCGTGGGCTTCTGTCGCCAGCCCGGCCCGCCCTTCTCGTGCGGCTGCAGTTTCCATTCGCTGAACGGCGTCTTGGCTGCACCGATGAACATGCCCTTCGACGGCAGCACGATCGACGCAGCCGAACTCTGCCGGGCCCATTGATAGATCGTGTCTGAGACCTGACCGTCGCCGGCGTCCGCCAGCGCCTTCTCGATTCGAAGTGGCGGACCCTGGCTCTCGGATCGGACCCACTCGCGAAGGAGAAGCTCCTGGGCGAGGCGTTCGAGGCCGGCGTAGATACGGGCCTCGACCGACATGCCCTTGAAGATGCTGGAGAGCGGCCGCGGCGGATCCACGGCACTGAACCGGGACAGAGCCTGATCGGGGAACGTGCCGTAGTCGATGATGTGGCCGCCGAAGCGTTCGTCCCAGCCGGCCACGGTGTAGAACAGGATCTCGTGCTGGATGTCGATGCCGCACGTCAGGCGTGTCACTTCGTACGGGATCTCACCCCGCTTCACCCCGTTCAACTTCTGCTTCAGGATGAACACCGTGTCGATCGGCTCCGCGCCAGCGGCACCGTCGTTGTCGGGAATCGGCTCGCACTGATACTCCGCGGCGAACGCCGCCGGCGTGAGGATGAAGATGTCCATCGCGTACTGCACGGCGGACACTTGGTCCGGGTTGAACCGCGCCGGCCACGTGGGCGTGGCGCCTTCGTCCATCGCCTCGCGGTTCTCGAGATAAAACTCGTTCGCGGCCGTGCGGTCGGGTTCCTCCTGGCGAAGGCACTCGCGGAGGATCTCGCCGTACCGTTCCCACAAGTCCATTCGCGTCGGCATCGTTGCGAGCAGCTTGCACCGGCGGCCGTGCCAGTCCGGGTGCAGGTCCCGGTTCAGCATCCGGTCCACCATGTCGTTCGGGCGGATCGGCGTGCATGGCATGATCACCGCGATCTTCTTGCCGGGGCCAGCCAGGCCGAGCACGGCACCCGACACGATCGATTCTCGCGTAATGTTCTGAAGCTGCGATCGGGCGGACTCGTCCGTCTGCGGGTCGTCCAGGATCACCAGATCGGGCCGCACTTTCATCCCGTTCACGAGTCGCGACAGGCCGCGGATCGAGCCGGTGATGCCCTCGGACACGATGATCGCGCCGGACGCCGGCGAACCGGCGATTGTCGGGAAGCGGATCGTGTCGGCCTTCCAGACGATCTTCGTCCGCTTGCCGCCGAGGTGCTGTCCGTTCGCCTTGCCCGTGCTGCCCTCCAGCGCGATCACGCAATGACACAGTTCTGGGAAGTCCTCGGCGAGCAGTGGGTTCGTCTCGATCTCCGCCTTCACGTTCTCGAGAAGTTCGGCCGCCTTGCCCTGGGTGGCACCGATGAGCGCGGCGAATGATCGGTGGCCGTAGCCGATGGCCCAAATGGATCCGGACTCGCAGAACGTCGTCTTGCCGGATCCGCGGGGGAGCGATTCCGCCTGTTGGCCGCCGTACAGAATGATCCGCTCCAAGTCCCTTTGGAACAGAATCTGGTCCGGGCCGAACGGCAGTGAATAGCGGCCGGGGAAGTAAGTCGTGTTGAACAGCACCAGGTCGCTCATGCACGCGAGTTTGCGCTCCATGTTCTTCACCTCGGGCAGCGGCCCCACGTCCTGGCCCTTCTTCGTCGCCTCGGCCTGCTTGCGTCGATTGCGTTCCTTGTGTCGTGCGTACCCGTCACCTTTCGGCGGCTTCGGTGCTTTCGGTTTCGTCGTCGTCTGGAACATGCTCCCTCGCCAACTCCAACATCAACTTCGCGGCCTTCATTGCGCCCGGATAGTCGCCCGTGTCCATCATCCGCCGGTACAGTTCGCGGTAAGCGTGAAAGCACCAGCCCGCGACCACGTCCGCATTCAGATTCGCCGCGTCCCGCTCGAACGCGAGCATCACGGCCGCGAGCAGGCCGCCGGCCTCCTCACCGGGGTAATGCTTTGCGACGGCCTCCTGGACGTCCTGCCGGCTGTGGCCTTCGAGCACCCACTTCAGCACCTGGTTCACCGCCGCGGGGTCCGGCGGTATCGCCGGTGTAGCAGTTGACAAAGGACTCCCCCTTCTCGAACAACTCGTCCAGCCAGCCGGCGTGGAAGGCGTGCACCGCCGGGTCACCGATCACGGTGAGTTGTTCGAGGTTCTTGCAGCTTCGAAGATTGGCGGACGATTCGAGCGTCAGGGTGCGGTTGTGCAGCTTCACGAGCAGCAGCTTCGCGTGCGTGCGGACGCTGAGGAACTCGGCCCGGTCCTTCCGCTTGCCCAACTCCTCGGCCGCGAACCGGTAGATCTCCGTCGACGTGCCCTTGAAGTAATGCGAGCAGAGCAGCCGGATGTGGGCCACGTCGCCGGCGTCCAGCAGGCGGGCCATCGATTCGACGTTCTTCTTCGAGAAGCCCAGCGTGGCCACGTGCAGCATCTGGATCCGGCCGCACTTCGCCACGATCGCCGGCACACAGTCCCACAACGCGAAGCGGCCGGTGACGAGGATGTGCCGGGCGTGCCGCGGGCCGGGCAGGTTGCCCAGGGCCTCGGCCGCGTTCAGGGCCTGGCGGGCGTCGCGGACGTCTGGCTTGTGCCGGACCGTGACGCCGCGGTCGCCGTCGATGTGCGGACGGGCGAGCAGTTCGCGCTCGGCCTGCTTCACCCCTGGGGTGATGGGCTGAATCGACGGCGCGAGCAGCGGGTTCGGTGTGAGG